ATTTTTGTTTGGTTATTTTAATTTCAATTTCCTAAATCATTTTTATTCATTCATCTCAATAAATAATTAACTAGTTTGAACACTAGTCCAAATGACACTCGTTTTCTACTGTTTTCCCTGTAATTGGTGAGAAAAAGAGAGTTGTATTCTGCTCTCCACTTCCTCATTCGCGCGTTGAACACATCTACAAGTTTTTTCTGCCTCTCCAACGAAATGGGAGGATTGATTACTAATGTCGCATAAGACCTAGCCGACAACTTGGGCGTTTCGTCTACAAATATCTCTTCGTCCGAAACAATTTTCAGTCCTAGTTGGGAAGTAGCCGTGTCGTCTATGCATTTTACCAGAATATTAGTCAAACCCGGCGAGTCCTTGTTCTTCGCAGTAGCTCTCTCGACCTTGAACTTGTCAGTTTGCTCCAGGCTGAGAATGTCTCCACCGATCGTGTAATCATTAAACTGTCCCATCTTTATAACGGCCGACGACCTGTCTGGATAAAATCGCATGGGAACTTCATCGACGCTTGCCATGCTGATTTTAGGTCTGAAATGAAGCGAGCAAACAGTGTACCCTGTATCTCGAAAGACTTTCTCGTAAAATACGTTTACCCTTATTATAGTATACTTATTCAAAAACCTGCGGCGCAGCAAGGCGTCTGCTTTACGAATAGAGCACCAAAAGTTGAGAGGAATAATTACGATTCCACCAGCGCAGCCGCTGTCTACTAGAGATGATATGAAACATTTGTACAGGTCGTCTTGTTTATACTGAATGAAAACGGCCTTGTCTCCATTGTGCTTGTTTTTTGCGAGGTATGGGGGGTTTGTGAGCACGAATTTGTCCGTATAATCAGGTGGATTTTTCAGTGTGTCTCTTTCTGTTATGCATTTTTTCTTTGGATCTATGTCGTACAATTCCATTTCCGTAGGGCTGAACAGATTGGCAAACTCTACAAGGTCTCCGTCGCCTGCGAAGGGTTCTATTATGTGAGAATTATATGGTACAACCATTCCATTGAGAATGTATTCAAAATTGGTAGTATAAAATTGTCCGAGTTGAGATTTTTTGCCAGACATTTGTTTTGATAAAAGTAATTTTTATTAAATTCAATCGTTTCGAGCGTTTAAAATGATAATAAAAGAATGTAAATGTATTCAGAAACTATGACGACTCAAGCCTATTCGGTATTCCTCAAAATTCTTGAAAATGAAAATGCACGAGATATTGCAAAATATTTGAATGTTGCAACCGGGACAGTAACTAGATGGTTAAAACTCAAAAAGGTACCATCTTCCTACTTGTTTGGTTTAATGAGACTTGCGAAAATGGATATCAACTATACTCAGTTTTCATACAAGGCTAAAGACCAATTTTTTACACCCGTTCAAACTACTAAGTATTGCTTTGAAGTATTGAAGTCTGTTATTAACCAATATGGTGATAGTGAAGACAAGTATACTTTTATCGAACCATCGGCTGGCTCGGGAAATTTTCTAGGAGTTTTACCAGAAGATAGAACGATCGCCTTGGATATAGAGCCCCGATGCGATAAGATTATCTCAGCTAACTTCTTGACTTGGTTTCCCCAACCAGACAACCAGTCGAAGAAATATATTGTCTTTGGAAACCCGCCGTTTGGTCTCCGCGGACAGCTGGCCTTACAATTTATCAATCATTCAAGTACCTTCTCGGACTACGTCTGTTTCATTCTTCCTCAACTCTTTTCAAGTGATGGGAAAGGAGTCCCTAGGAAACGAGTTATGGGGCTAAATTTGATTCATTCCGAACCGCTGAAAACCGCTTTCATCGACCCTGATGGCAAGTCAGTCAAGGTGAATTGTATTTTGCAAGTCTGGTCCAAGTTTCATCAAAATCCTGAATATGAGATCCAAGAACTAGACAACGATGTCTTGACCGTCTATTCGTTATCGGACGGAGGGACGCCTTCAACTACGCGGAACAAGGCAATGTTCGACAAGTGCGATATTTATATACCATCTACGTGTTTCGGAAAGAAAAATATGCGCTGGTTTCCAACATTTAACGACCTACCCAGGAGACGGGGCTACGGGGTAGTGTTTCACAAAGAAAAAGAGAGGAATGTTAAAAAGTTCAAAGCTCTTGATTGGGGAGAAGTCGCCTTTTTATCTACCAATTCGGCTTATAATGTACGTAGGTCTCAAATCGCAGGGCAGTTTGCCAATGAAGAGGAAGAGGACGAGTCAAGCGACGAGGAAATTGTTTATGAGATATAATAAAATAGTAATTTTCAAATTGTTATAAATTTGAAAAAGTTTATTCTTCAGGGTTGATAATAGAATCGACAAATGTTTTAAACTGTGCCTTAGTGCTCTCGGGACCAAAAGTAAAGGTGAACTTGCTTCTCTCATTATTTGCAGGAGACGTGTCTAGTTTAAAGGCCCCTTTTCCTCCTCTCCAAGTAATTTTTTTGGTAGGAAAGGCGGGGGCACACTTTACAGCGGCGTTCCCCCTCTTGCTCTTTCCGGACTCTTTATAAAATTCTTGGGTAAAGTTTTTAAAAATGGTAACATAGAACTTGTCCGAGGCAATGTCTACAAATATCATAAATTCGGTCATCCAGGGGGTTAATCCTAATTCGTGCTGAAAATGACGATTTGCTAACCTGCAGGCTTTGATTTCGCAGGATTTCCCGTAGATTGTTCCATCACCTGCGTTCTCTCCTTTTGTTTTCTTGCCATCAATGTCAGACTTGATATTGCAGGCTTGATTCAACTGTTGGATAATGTCTTCACCGCTAGTGCCAGTATCATCCGGCCCAAAATTCTTAATACATCCAAAAATGCTATCCTTCCAACCGTCAGATGCAATTCTGCGTTTTCGAGCTTCGTCTTTTTTGACAAGGACCTCCGCTGCAATATTGAAAGCCCAATTATCACCGACTTGAACTTCGAGCGCCGTTGCATCCATGATCACTGCCGAAGAGTCGGCTATACAATGTACTAACTTATCTTTTTTCCACGCTTTTTTGTATGTGATGCCAAGTTCCTTGCATTTGTCTTGCAGTTCAGTTTTGGTCAGTTTCATCAAATCTTCCTTGGCCTCCTTGACCTTCAGCTTGGCCTTTAGCTCGGCATTTTCGGCCTCCTTGGCCTTCAGCTTGGCCTTTAGCTCGGCACTTTCCTGCTGTTGCGAATAGATTAGCATCCGCAACGATTTGCTAATCGCATCGGCAGGGGGGAACCGGGGGAACCTGCGTGCGGGTGCGGTAACGAACTTATACTTATTCTTAGATTTCTTCTTAGACTTCGCCATATTGGTTGACTGTTGATTTTTACATTTTTAAAAATATTAACCATTCTGGAAAAATATAGCCAGTTACGAAGAGCATCCTGCAACGTCGAGAATTTTTTCAAGCCCCCATCCAACCAAGTAACTCATCCCACAGGCAAGCCCTCCGAGTCCGAGAGTTTCACCTCCACTTTTGGCGATGTCCCATCCTTTGGATTGAATAAGCTTTGCTTTCAAACATCCGAGTCCGAACAGAGTAGAAGCGACTGCGCCGGTAGCGACCATGAAAACCTTGTGAGTATCCATTGTGTCGTATAAGGCTATGTAGGCTAAGAGCGGGACGCTGCCAAATGTCAAAAACGATAAAAAGGTGACTGCGCCTTTTTTAGCCGGGTTTGCTTCCGGATCTACGGGCATAAATCCAAGTTCTTCTACCATCATGTGTTCTAGAAAAAATTGTTTATTCAAAACCATCTTGTTTAGGATTTCGAGCGCATCTGCACGGGCAAATCCCTTGTCAACATAAATGTCCGCCATTTCCGATATCTCACCTTCTATAAAATTGTCCATTTCCCACTGTTCTCGTGCCTGTTCCTTGGCAACGTAGTCGTTCTCGGCCTTTTCGCTCAGGTAGTCTCCAAGTCCCATTGAAATGGCGTCTGCAACGAGGTTGGCTACCCCCATCAGAATAATCACCTTGGACCCGAGTTGACTTGATCCTTCTACTGCGCATACTATTGCAAATGTAGTGATAATTCCATCCAGGCCTCCCAAAACTACAGACTTGATAATGTCTCCTGCCGAGCCGTGAGCTTCTTCTATTGCTTTCCCGCGCTGGTGATGGGCTTTACTCGCCTCAACGTCGTTAGATTCGTGATATTTCTGAGCTAGTGATTTGTGAGTGGTACTCATTTCTAAAAAAATGAGTAATTGTTTAGATTACCTCAAGTATTTTCTTAAAATCGGAAGTAAATCTAATCAAATTTCGTTTTGAAAAATCTCTCATACACTGTCGTGTTACCCATCCTACGCCTGTAGAATCAAACTCATCATTCAGACAAACTTTATGTTGGATTTGGTTGTGAATGCAAAAATATTTTCCGGCATTTACGGTCAGCTCCGTGGAAATATCAAACTTGCGCAGATCAGCGACTACTCCAGTTTCTTCTCTAAATTCTCTAAACGCGCATTCCTTTGGGGTTTCCCCTGCTTCCATTCCTCCTTTTGGAACTCCCCATAACCTTCCTCTCGACTGCACAATTAAAAATTTTCCAAATTCTTTGGCAGTCATTACAACGCCAGCCTTTTTTCTGGGAGAATATTTATACTGGACGTGGGCGTCGTCTTCACAATGTTTTATTTTTTTAAGAATGCAGTTGCAGTTCCTGTTACATTTTACATAAACTAGGTTGTTGTCAGGTGGATAATCTTTCCACGCTGACGGAACGGTCGTCCATCTTGCTTTCATTTTCTGATTATAGGCGAGATTTATTTTAAGTAAACGGAATTTCAAAAGATCTTCCCAGTAATATGCTTTCAAGCGGACGGCTTATACGACGTCTTCCAGGAGGAGGCGGAGGAGTTTGGAATGGTTCGTCTTGCAACGTTTCACCCGTGTGATTGTCATTCCGAAATTCTCGTCTCCATCGCATAGAGCACTGAGAAAAATATATCGTACATTCTTCAGGCGTGCATGTAATTTTGTAAACGTTATTATTTTCGAATAATTTTTTCGTCAGTGGCTGAATGCAAATCTCTATATCAGATACTAGTTTTTTTTCTCCGATCGAAACGTGGCTTTTTCCCTCGGTAGCAGCCTGTGAAAAAATCGGCATCAGCTTTTCGTACACGCGGGTCGCAAGTTGAGATTGCGCGTTGCTTGCAGTCTCTGATAAGTTTAGGTTTTTCAACTCTTCGCTTATCCCATTTTTTTTTATAACATGTCGCCTTAACGGCGTAGTAAGGTCAGAGCATCTTGCTTCTACTTTTGCAAGTTCAGCGTACTCTTGCGGATACATAACTTTGCATATTTTGTCCAGAGCTACATTAGACGGCCTTTTATTCCAAGGCACCGTACTCGTGAACCTACACAGAGGACATTTAAACTCAGGAACTTGGAAGGTAGGAGACGGAGAAGACTTGTCTAGCTTGTAGTGACACGCGAGACACATGGTATGTCCACATTCGAACATAGTTGGTTTAACATACAAACCAACGCAAATAGGACACTTAAAATCGTCTTTAATAGAAATAGGTGATTCTTTACTTGCGCTCATTTATTAATATTCTTAATTTGTTAAGCAATTTTGGCGGTGCATTTTTATACTGTATACAGTATGAAAATTAGAATTTTATCTTCTGTTGCATAAGGGCAGACCAGTTTTTTTATTGAGTTCTTCTCTTCCGGTAGCCAGTGGAGTCTCCGGGAAATAACCTTCACGTCTGGGGGCCGGGCGAGGGGCCGGACGAGGGGCCGGGCGAGGGGCCGGGCGGGGCACAGGAGCATTTGCGCAGTTGCGGATAGCAGTCACGCAGGAAGTAGATGTAGTGTCTTTAGAGGCGATGCATTCGTTGTAAACACTTCGAAGGGCGCTGCTGCAAGCAACGGCTGGACGAGGGGCCGGACGAGGAGCCGGACGAGGAGCCGGACGAGGAGCCGGACGAGGGGCCGGGGGTTTGGGAGCGACGGCATCTTCTGTGCATACCATTTTGCAAGTATACGTTTTGCTAGAGGCGGAACCAGTAGAGCCGGCAAGCTGTGGATTTTTCATATCAGAGAGCGCAAACCCTGCCACAGCCAACAGTGCGACTGTCACAACTATTTGTAATAGATTGCTTTTTATAAATGTCAGTATAGTCATTCTTTATTACAGGTCAGAAAATTAAGTAAGAGTGTTGCCCGCTAGTCCAAAAAGACCTACCATCAAAGCAATTGGAAGCACAGCCAAACCAAAGAAAAGCCAGTACCACCATGGAAGTCCCATCGACAAACACTTCTTCCATTCACCCTTTCCAAGAAAAGAATTAAGCGAAAACTTTTTCGCGGTAGAAAGCATCATGACAATGTAAAGCTGTGGAGAAAATACTGACGCAAGTGCGCCATTTAGAGTAAGTCCTTTATTTTTCTTTAAGGACAGGAACCCTGCATAAAGGGTGGTTAGAATCGAGATAGCTCCAATAGATCCCTTGTTCTTCTTGACTACTGCGGCAGCCGCCGATAAAGCGCCGGTTTTACCCTCCGACTTGTTGGGGGTTGCGGCGGTCAATTTTTTATTACCGACACTTCGAATCCCGATTATTACTATAGCTAGGACTAGCATAGGAAAAACCTGAATCATAAAGGTCATCTTTTCAGATGTAAAACACGTGTTTGAAAACATTTTTTTTATTAAAAGTAAAAATTTTAGTAATAAAATGAGCAGATACACAGCAAATTTAACATCTGGATTTATAGATCTGGCTACATATGATGAGCTCGAGAAGTATATTTACGGCTGCGATACGTCTGTGTCGTATTTTGTACGCACGACTGTAAAATCTTCTTGGTTCACGCAACTGCCCGTCATCCTCCCAGTTGCAAAGGGCCAGGCTGATTTTGGAAAAGAATTTTCCGTCAATATTTCAAGGGCTGGCGATTACCTTTTGCATACATGGGTTAGAGTTGCCCTTCCTAATGTGACTGCTCGTACAGGAAATGCGAACTTCCTTCGCCTGAGATGGGTGCAAAATTTAATGCACAATCTGGTCAAAGAGGTATCTATTACGTGCAACGATCTTGTCGTGGCAAAATTCGACAGCTTCCATCTTGACATGTGGGCTGCATTTACGGTTCCCGCCGGAAAGCAAACAGGGTACAACGAGATGATAGGGAATACTAGAGATCTTATTGATCTTACGGACACCCCTACTGCGGTGCCCGCTGTTGGTCAAAACTTCCAGCTCCCCCCGGCCAAAACTAACCCGGGTATTGCAAGTGGTGCTCTAACGGCCGCTCAGCCTACTGAAACGTGGCTCAATCTCCCGCTTCCTTTTTTCTATTCCAGAGACACCGGACTAGCTTTGCCTACGGCTGCACTGCCGTACACAGACATGAGCATCAATTTTAGTTTCAGAAACTGGGATGAGCTTCTTATCGGGGAAACTCCTACGAACAACAATAATACTGAATATCGGCGGGTGCCGACAACTCTCGACTTGGCCGACTATTCTGAAGCCCCTACGCTTTCAAAGGTAGAAGTGTGGGCAAACTACTCGCTTGTTTCGAACGACGAGCGCAAACGCATGGCTTGCAGTCCTCGAGATATTTTGATTGAGCAAGTTCAGCTTATACAACCCATAGTATACACTCCTAATGATATTCCAAACCCTAGGATAGATTTGCGGCTCTCGCACGCAATTAAAGTCATCTTTTTTGCAGTGCGAAACAGCACGTTTGCATCTGAAAGGTCCGTGTACACAGTCGGATCTCCGCTGATGGGAAATCTTACTCAGGTTTCTTCCAAGTTTCACTCCCAGTATGCGGTAGATCCTATAGACACTGTGAGTATTGTGTATGAAAATACGGCGCGCCTGGCAAACATGGGAGCAGACTACTACAGTCTTGTAAATCCGTACTATCATTCACCGGCAATTCCGGTGGTGTCCGGATTCCACTGCTATTCATATTCTCTAGATTTCATATGCTCAGACCCAATGGGTTCTACAAACTACGGTAAACTTAGCAACGTCAGCATTATCCCTATTGCTACAGAGCTTGCTATCGCGGCCAATACTTTGCTAACAGGGTCTACAACTACCCTCCCCCTTACTGGAGGACCAGCAGAAGCGCCAGGAGGAGCAAACGGGTCTGGCGTAAATATAAGACAAACATACGAATTTTACATGTCGTGTGTTAACTATAATATCGTCAGAGTCTCAGGTGGAACAATTGGCTTTCCAATTTTATAGCCAACATTTTTATATTTTTACTTAAAAAAAATATATTGGGTAATATAAAACATGAGTTCTATCCAATCCTCAAATATTACCTCTGGCTTCATTGACCTCGCTACTTATGACGAGCTCGAAAAGTACATGTACGGCTGCGGCGACGCCGTCGCGTACTTTGTTCGCACTACGTGCAAGTCGACCTGGTTCACCCAGGTTCCGGTCATCCTGTCCAACGCGTCCGGTCAGCCAAGGTTTGGCCAGAACTGGTCCGTCAGCATCTCGCGTGCCGGCGATTACCTGCTCCAGACTTGGCTCCGCGTCGGCCTCAACCAGGTCCAAGCCGCTGTCGGCACCCGTCTTCGCTGGACGCGTAATCTCATGCATAACCTCATCAAGGAGTGCGCGATTACCTTCAACGACCTCGTCGCGGCCCGCTTCGACAACATCCACCTCGACTTCTGGGCGGCCTTCACCGTCCCGAAGGGCAAGCAGCTTGCCTACAACAACATGATCGGTAATACGGTCGCTCTCACCAACACCTGCACCCTTAACGGCTTCCTTCCGCCCCAGCTCAACAACCTTGCGGGCGCCGCCCTCCAGGATTCTGTTCAGCCGAAGGTCACGTATCTCAACCTCCCTCTCCCGTTCTTCTACTCCCGGGATTCGGGCGTCGCCCTCCCGACCGCGGCTCTTCCGTACAACGAAATGCGCATCAACTTCACCTTCCGCAACTGGAGTGAGCTCCTCATTAGCGAGCGCAACGTCACGCTCGCGGCGGCCAACTCCGTCTACCGCAGCAATGCCGTTGCAGCCAACCTCCTCAACTCGGTCGAACCGACCTTCGAGTCCGTCCAGGTCTGGGCCAACTACGCGATCGTATCCAACGACGAACGTAAGCGCATGGCCTGTGCTCCCCGCGACATACTCATCGAACAGGCGCAGATGGCCAACTATGTCACGGTCACCCCGGCTACCCAGTCGTCCGTCTCCATCGACCTCCGCCTCTCCCACGCCATCAAGGTCCTCTTCTTCGCCATCCAGAACACGACCCTCGCCAACGAACTCTCCACCTACACTACCGGTTCGCCGCAGATGGGTGATCTCACCGCTTGCCCGGTCAAGTTCAGCGGACAGTACCAGGTCGACCCCCTCCTCAGATGCTCTCTCGTCTACGAAAACACCAACCGTCTCGGACAGATGGGCGCCGACTACTTCTCCATGGTCAACCCGTACTTCACCGCACCCGTCGTCCCGGAGGTCAGCGGATACCACTGCTACTCCTACTCGCTCGACTTCATCTGCCTCGACCCGATGGGATCTACCAACTACGGCAAGCTCACCAACGTATCCATCGTCCCGGAGTTCACCACGCTCGCACAGTCTGCCAACGCCGCCGTCGCAAACGGTTCTGCTATTCTCCCGCCATTCAACCAGGCTGCTGCCGTCGGTCCCAACAACCCGCAGTCCTCTGGCATGCAGGTGCAGCAGAAATACAAGTTTGTTCTCACCTGTGTTAACAACAACATCATTCGCATTTCAGGCGGAGCCCTTGGCTTCCCAGTTTTGTAAGAGTGCACCCCGGGCAGTGCATATATATACTTTCTATACAAATATAGTATAGAAACAACACGCGATTAATACTATCAGGATTAATGAATTGCATTATTAAAAATGATTTATAGAACTGGAAATATTACTAAACAAACAATGCCAAACCCAAAGATTACAGAACGTACTCGTCAAAAAATTAACGAAGCTATCGAAGCGGC